TACCAAGTACACGTTGAGGAGCAACAAGCCTGATGAACGTAATCAAACTTGCTTCTGCCGCCTCTCTGATTTCAGTAATACTTGCCATTAGGGTTTAGTGGGCCATGTGATGTCGTGTGGAAAGCCAGATTGCTGTGGTACATCTAGTAACGCCTGACGGTATGTAGCCCACTCAGCTTGGGTAGCAGCACCAAGTGCAGCCCAGCGAAGTCCATTACCAGCAATAGCATCTACTTCTGTAAGGCGACCATCCCGATCAGCACGAACCTGCGCTGCTGCGGCTGCATCTAGCTCTGCCTGTGTTGGCGGAACGTATGCAGTGAAGTCATCACCGATCAAAGCCATGACTGCATTATTGTCAATGGTTGTATCTGTGTCATAATCAGTCAGCAGGTAGGGTATCCAGCCGTACTGTGGGTGGTTAATCTCTACGTCAATGATTGTGTTTTCTGCGTTCTTTGATGCCGCATTACGGACTTGTGTAATTGCAATGCTCATTATGAAACCCTTACAGCAACAGTTAAACAATTTCGGTCTGTCCTAAACTCTTCTCCCATAGCTCTCCATGTGCCACTAGGAGTACCGCTGGGGTACTGAGAGTAAACTTGGTCGCCATATTCGTGCCAACCTGAGTATGTTAGACCGCTACTATAAAGAGACCCAGCATTAAAACCGCCATAACGCACAAGAACAGCATAAGTCCCAACAGCACCAAGGTCTGTACTACCGCCAATAGCACTATCAAAGTTGTCATTACCACGGATTACACTAGCCATATCATTCCACCGTTACGTTAGGGATGGGCTGGATTGCTTTGAGTTCAGCAGGAGTAGTAGCTGCGTCAATGCTTGCCAGTGAGGGTGCATCACGCAAGGCTTGCTTGTCAGCAACAATCTGTGTTGTGTCAGCGCCTGTCTCTTGTGCCTTCATGTAGGCTGTGTCGAGTGCAGCCAGTGGCTCAATACGAGCCTGACGTATCTTGTCACGCCAGATGTTCTTGGCTGCTGCCATGTCTACAGAGATTACCCCAGTATCAGCATTAGCTTCCCAAGCACCACGGAATGTACGTTCTGCTGGTACTTCATAGTCTGCGGCGTCATAAGATGTTGCGCCTATCTTGATAAAAGTTTGTGTCATTGTGTTACTCCGTGGAAAGTGTGCGGGTCTTCAAAGATTACTCTGTACTGGCTCCTAGCGGAAGATGGCAACACTAAAATGACTTGCGTCATAAGTTACGCCATTAGATCCATAATTTCTAATAGGTAGAGCTGAAGCAGTTGGGCTACCATTCGATGGCGTTATAGGCATAGTGAAATTAGCCCCTGAATTTGAAAAGCCAGCGGTGTTAACAGAAGCGTAATTTGCATCAGATAATGCGCTAGTAAAATTTACCGTATAAATACCTGTTCCATTGTCAGTAATACTACTCACATTGCCATCCTCTCGAATAGCTACAGTACCCGTACCGTTAAAGTTTACCCAAGCCCGTGCAGGGTAAAGACCAGCACCACCTGTAGTCTGTAGGTTATCTACCTTGATTGTGCTCATGCTGCTAACCTCCACGCATTACGGAACTGTCTGTCAGACGGCACATCTGCTGTCTTAACAATCTTAAACATTGGTCTGTTGTACTCCACCGACCAGATGTGACGAGGGATGTCTTTCATGATGAGATACTCAATAGCTTCTTCTTCTGTGAGAGGGCCAATACGGGGTGCTGTCCACTGTGCTGCATGTTTCTCTGGGTCATGCTTGAAGGTGTCGTGGCGACCCTCAGCTATGGCTTGTTGCTCATCATCTTGCAAAGCCCAGTAGACGGATATGGGTGGCAGTAGCCCAGCCTTAGCTTCTTCAAGCCAGTTGTCACTAGGGACAAGCACCATTGCGGGTTGCTCTGGCTGCTCTGGGTCTTCAAATATTACTCTGTAATTGCTCATAGAGTTACCTGTATCCCCACATACGCATAGTCATATATATAGGGCGAGCCTGCGTTTGTATCGACGGTGAATACTCTAATACTAGATGTAGTCATACCAGAAGATGCGTTATAGACACCAACAGCACCAACGTCATTTGCGCCTGTAGAAGCAAATCCAGACGTACCTGTTGCACTATAGTTTGCACTACTTAAAGTGGACGAATAGTTTGTTGTATATTGACCAGTTCCATTATCTGTGATGCTGGAAACATTACCGTCACCCCGAATAGACACAGTACCAGAACCGTTGAAGTTTACCCAAGCCTTAGCCGTGTAAAACGTAGCACCACCAGCGGTAGCTTCTTCCAGTGTGTTTACCTTTAGTGTACTCATGTTAAACCACCGTCCATGTTTCGCCAGCGCCGACTGTTACAGTTACACCGCTATCAATCGTGATAGGGCCAGCCGACATTGCGTTCTTGCCGTTTGTAATTGTGTAGTTCGTTGTCACGTTCTGACCGTTCTCGTAGAAGATGTCATCTGAGCCGCCACCCGTTGCACCCGCTGCAATACCTGTAAGGGCAGAGCCATCACCTACGTAGGATGTAGCAGTCACTGTGCCAGTGAGGTTAATGCTACCACCATCAATCTTAACATTATCCTTGTCCTGATACGCCATCGTACCAAGGTCAGCATTTGTAGGCACCTGCTCAGGATTTGTTCCAGTAAGTTTAGCCATTATTCATCTCCTGCCCATTTGCGGTAAGGCGTAGCTGGTGCATCCACAGTCGGCAGTGCAGCCTCTTGTTCAGCCGTTAGTTCTTCACGAAGGTTTGCGTGGTAGCCATCAACAGCTTCCATCTCAGCATACTCCATGCCATCGCTGTCGGTCAGCATGGTGCCTGTGGCTGTGTACATGGTGCCGATGATGTCGAGCATGTTTGGTGTTTCCCAAGTGAACGTGCCAGTAGGCGACCAATCAGCCTCTGGGTCTAAATCCGATGGACGCTGATTGTCTGGGTCTGTGCTGTCGTAAATCTTCTTCACGACTTCAGCCGCCTCTAGTGCGTCCCACAGAGCCTGTTCAGATGTTGCCTTGAGGTAATACGTTTGCATGTCTTATTCCTCCACCATGGCCGACAGTTGCGTTAGTGTTAGCTTCTTAGGGTAAAAGGCGATCTTTTTGATCCAGTTCCTATCTTCGTCTGCATTGAGCAACATTCTGCTATAATCATTTGCAAGAAGAACACTGGTGTCTGTTCCTCCAGATCCGCCAGTTGCATGAGAAAATAAGCTAGTCGGATCAATTGCTAGAGCCTGCTTAAAACTATTGTACCCAGATATATTGTTATTGTCTGCTGTATCAGCGTAGCTTGATCCAAAGGTTGATAATGTTACATCTAGTTGCGGTGCAGAAGCATCTGTCACAACCCGCATTGTAAGTGAGTTGCTTAAAAGATTATCTATTTTTAACACTGCGGTAGTTGATGGGGAACGCAACATGTCCCAGCCCATGTTTATTTCACGGTAAATACTGAAAGCACCTGCGCTAAACCAAGACGTAAAGTTACTCCCAGTAATCTTAGCATCATCCACCGCCCTAGTCACCGTGCTGCCGCTTGTGGGGATATAGCTGGTGGGGAAGGAGGCTTCTTCGACTTGTGCGCCCCAGACGAATACGCCTGAGTAGCCATCGCCTGTGTAGAAGTTTGTAGCATTCCACAAGCCTACGTAAAAACTAGTATTTGTGTTTGATTTAGTTATAACTGCCGTGCATCTGTACCAACCATTGCCGATTTCTTCCATTGAACACACATGGCCGCCATCCTGTAATACAGTGCCATTATTCAAATCAAACGCAGCGTAGTCTTCTCCGTTCGCAGTCAAGAAAAGGTTTCTGCCAGACCCATCTGCTTTTGCGTGGACGGAAAAGGCGTAATTATCACCAGGTGTGACTGAACCCACGCTAGTGGCTAAAAGGTGTTGAGCGTTATCTGTGTCCTCTTGGATGTGGACGCCTGTTGTCGTGTTGTCGGGGGCAACAACATTTATAGTGCGACTAAGGTCGCCAGCGGCCCAGTTTGTGTCCAGCAAAGAATACGTCAGCAAATTCGTCCTAGCTCCCTCAATCAGCAGCCCCTTGCTTTCGCCTGTCACTGGATCGTGGTCAAAACGTGCCTCGCCAGATGCCGCCGTTTGCAGCACTGGTTGATACTTCACGATGGGGCTATCGGTTGTCGCTGTGTAGGCTGTGGCGGAACTGCGCTGTTCTACTTGAAAACCCCAAGCCCACACATATGATCCATCTGCGGTGTAAGTAGACGTTCCATCAGAAGGAACAAGGCGAACTTGTGGGTATGCTGGACTTAAATTGTAGGTTGCTTGCAATTCGCAGCGATACCAGCCACCGCCAACATCAGTTATAGACGAACCTGATACACCTACGCCAGAGGTTCCCACGGTTCCGTTTTGTATGTCAAACCAAACAGAAGCATTACTGCCAGTAAACCCAACAAGAACCCAGCCGTTGCCTCCGCCATACTTTATATAACAAGAAATAGAGTAGGTAGCAGATGTGCTTATAGTTAATGTATGAGCAGCATAATGTGAAGTCCCTACGCCACTATCAGTAATTCGGTCGGCTGTGGTTGTACCATCAGGGGCCGCTGTGTCGTTTGCTGTAATTGTAGTGCCATCTTTATACCAAACTGCATTATCAAAACCTTGACTTTGCTTCACCAAATTCTCTTCAGCCTTCGCAGTGGTCTTGCCATCGTAGTAAGTCGCAGTAGAGCCACGGGTGAACGTAATGCGTGGGTCCAGCGTCTTGCTGTTGGCAAAGTCTAGCAGAAGGCTAGGGCGAATGTCGGGCAGGTCTTCGTTATTCAGGATGCGCTTGTCATCGCTGATAACCTCTGTGCCGCTTACTTTAATAGCCATCTTCGGAGTCTCCTATTAGCTAATTAGTTATGTGATTGTTGCGTTGGAATTGACTGAACCGACAACATCCAAGTTGCCAGATGCGTCCAGCTTCATCTTGTTTGTGCCGCCTGTGGCGAAGTACAAAGAGCCGCCGCTTTCGGTGATGGTCCAGTTGCCGAAGTCTACTGAGCCGCTTAGGCCTACGTTGCCTGTTACATTGATACCATTGCTTTTCGTTGCCAGCTTTAAATCGCCAGTACAGAAAAGCTGGCATTCACCATTAGTGTAAAAACTTGCTGAAGTGCTACCGTTGCCAGCCAGCTTTATTTGAGAGCCGTTGGATGTAATCTGAAGAATACCAGTCCCCAAATCTTGTATTAAGCTGCTAGACCCATCGTGATAAATCTGCAAATCACTGCCAGCACCAAAAACTGCCTTGTCGTTGTCGCCGAAGGTGGCGTTGCCAGTGGTATTAATGCCAGCAAATGTAGGAGTATTACCTGTGCCAAGGCCAAGGTTAGTTCTGGCTGTGGCTGCGTTGGCTAGGTCTGACAGGTTGTTAGTGGCAAGCAAAGCACCTGACAGAGAAGCATAAGCTGCTACCCAAGAAGAACCCTCGTAAACCTTCATCACATCGTCAGACGTGTTGAAGTACAAAGCACCAGCAACCAGAGCATCACCATCGTTGTCTAGTGTTGGGTCACTTGCCTTTTGACCAAGATAACGATCATCAAACGAGTCCAAAGCAGCAAGGGCCGCATCCTTAGAGGCCTGTGCAGAAGAAGCAGAACTTGCTGCATTAGCTTCAGACGTAGCCGCATTGGTCTCACTGGTGGCTGCATTGGTTGCAGAGGTAGCTGCCTCAGTTGCCTTCGTAGAGGCCGTAGAAGCACTCGTAGAGGCGTTAGTCTCTGATGTGGCTGCGTTGGTAGCTGAAACAGCAGCATTGCTCTCAGAGGAGGCTGCAGCTGTCTGTGAGGCTAAAGCAGCCGTAGCTGAAGCAGCAGCATTGGATTCACTGGTAGCAGCATTAGTTTCTGAAGTGGATGCAGCTGAAGCACTAGTAGCTGCATTGGTCTCTGAGGTAGAAGCATTCGTTTCAGAAGTAGCCGCAGCAGTTGCACTGGTAGATGCGTTAGTTGCACTTGTTGCAGCATTTGTTTCTGATGTAGCAGCAGCTGTTTCACTTAGGCCAGCCGCAGTCTCACTAGCAGATGCGTTAGTTTCTGACAAAGCCGCAGCTGTCTCGGAAACAGAAGCAGCTGTTGCACTTGTCGAAGCATTCGTTTCACTTGTAGCAGCAGCTGTAGCCGACAAACCAGCAGCAGTCTCTGAGGACTCAGCATTAGTTTCAGCTGTCTCAGCATTTGTCTCAGCAGTCTCAGCAGCAGCCTGTGCTATCAAAGCAGCAGCCTTAGCAGCTTCTACAGCAGCAAGATAGTCAGTACCGTTGATAAGCAAACCAGTAGCACCGATAAGGTTATTACCATTAAGGTCTAGGTCAGCCTCCATAGCATTTGGAGTACTACCGTCCAAAGACAGAGTATTCTCGAAACCATCACGCAATGCTTCAAAGTTAGCATTCAAGGTCTCAGTAGAGTTGAACCCTGACTGTAGTGTAGTTACTGTTGGTTTCTTAGCCATATCAGTTTATCAACCCAATCCTTGCTGCATCATCTTCTGTTTCAGCTTTTTCCATAGCCGCTTGCTTCAAAGCACCATCCAATTCATCCTTAGATGGACGACCACGTTTCTTACTGTTACCCTCTAAGTAACCAGCATCAGCTAAATACTTCTGAGCATTGTAACTAGCCTTACCCTCATTAAGATCATTAATCATGTTCTTAACTGTACGAGCCTTCAACTTCAACACTAACTCTTTCTGCATCTGTACATGATGATGTTTAAACCATGACAGGTTACACAGGTTCTCCCAAACAGAGTAATCACCAAACACAGACATAGCAAACTCGTACTCTGTAGGGTCTTCCATTTCTATATAGATTTTATGAAGAGACTTGTAAGTTGTACCAGCTACAGTGTGATCTTTCTTCTTTAAAGAATACAAAGTTAAATTGTTACGAGTGTCTGGAAGTGTAGTCTCATAGAACCAAGTCTTACTAGGTTTCTTAGCCATTGTACTTGTCTATTCCTTAAAGTAAAGAAGATAGAGTATAACGTGTACACGCTACAATCTATCTCTATTCTGTTTGTACTTATAGGTTAGTATTAACCGGGGGGACATCTTAATACTATTATACACACTAGGTTTTCGGTTGTCAACACCTAATTTACTATTTATTGAAATTAACTAGAGAGTGTGACCATTGTACCTGTGTCCAAGATTTCTTGTAGTAAATATTTTGGTGATGTATGAATGTGTTAGCTTGTCAAGAATTTCTTGTAGTAAATATTTTGGTGTGTTGTACATACAACAGGCAACCCCCGACCCCCCTCCCGCCCGTTGCCATTATGCAACACTGTTGCGCAGGGGCCATACCTGTTGCAATCGTGCCACATGTTATGTTATACTATAACAGTATTGTTGCGGTGTTACACCCAACACACCCACCACAACTATCAACACACTGATTTAATTACATTAACTAGGTAACCCAACCAATATTCCTTTCCTGCCATTATATAGTATAAAACATCCATCATAAATTAATTTGTAAATCGTGCATTTTTTACTTGCTATCTGTTTTGACCTATGCCATTAATGATTCATCGGCAAACAAACACCGAATCAGTCCACGGACAAAGGTTCAATATGAGTTACCGTGCAAGACCTAGCAAGCCAGAGGGTCACCGGAATAAAGACTAAATTAAGACTTGACTACGCAGACAGAATATGTAGACTTAATAGCAAGACAAGACGACACATAGACTAGCTTAAGGACAGCGTCCAAGATACGGGGCGGTAGAACGGTGACTTGAATCAGCCCGTCAAATGTTGGGGCTAGTGTGTTTGATTGATATGGGGGCAT